CATTCCCTGAGTATCGCATAACAAATTTCGACACGATGCTTCGGTATGGCTGGCAGGGGTCAGATCTTGTCTACGCTGCGATACATCGTATTGCATCCACAGCAGCACAAGTGTCTATAAAATCTGATCCAGATCAAGCAGATGCCCTACAAGTTTTTCGGAAACCAAATCAGTTCATGGGTGAATCCGATCTGTGGTATCTGACTATCGTGTTCCAAAAGCTAGCTGGGTATGCTCTTTTTGAGAAAATTCGCTCACGTGCTGGAAGAGTGGTCGGTCTTGCCCCAATTCGTCCAGATATCGTGCAGATCCATTTTAAAGCGGATGGGACAATAGATCATTTTCTCATTACACCTTCTGGAGTGGTGGATTCGAATGCGGTGCGTCTTGCTCCGCAAGATGTGCTTTTCATTCCGATTCCTGATCCATCAGGTATCGTTCCAGCGGTACCGCCAGCACGTGTAGCTGCGAAGCTTCTGGATACAGATGCGGATATAACTGGATATCTGAAGTCGTACTTCCAAGACGGGGCAATGCCGATCGGCATTCTGAAGACAAAGAACAGACTAACCGAAACCCAAGTGGAGAGCATTCGTTCCAGGTGGAAGGAGCAGTATGGCGGATGGAGATCGTGGAATGTTCCAGCAATTTTGGATGCAGATGCGGAGTACCAAAAAATTTCCGCCAACATGAACGAAATACCTTTCGATAGTTTCGATGCTAGAATTGAATCACGCGTTTGTGCCGTGCTAGGTATCCCGCCAGTTATCCTTGGGCTCAAGGTTGGATTGGACAGGAGCACTTTCTCCAACTATGCTGAAGCAAGACGCACATGGTGGGAAGATATGCTGATTCCCATGTATGAATCCATGCTCGACAATCTGCAGAACCAGATTGGAGATGAGCTGGGTGTTCGTCTAATTTGGGATTACACGAAAATTCCCGCACTTCGTGAAAGTGAGGAGCAGAAGTTTGCACGCATTCAAAAAGCATATGAAAGCGGAGCGATAACAAGAAATGAGCTTCGGCAGTTTCTTGGTTTTGAAGCTGTGCCGAATGGGGATGTATTTATGCTGCCTTCTGGCGTGATGGAAGAAAGTGCTCGGCTCAAATCATTGGTTCGGAAAGAAGCTATTTCTATCACTGATCCAGTGGTGCAGGATAAGAAGCTTCGGCAGCATGAAGAGGAAGTAGCACAGCGTGTGGATAAGCTATTCAACAGTTTCAAAAATCGTGTTGAGCAGCGGGCAAAGGAAAGATATGGAAGATCTGATGTCTAACTCAGATTGGTCGGAGTTTCGTGAGAAATTTCTGAAAGTCTTGCTGTACGCATATAGCGGGGCATTCGAAATTGCCCTTGGATCTATTGAAGCTGGAGTTGTGTTTTCAGAAGATTTCGTGAATGAAGCGGTGGTGCTGTGGACGAATATTTTTCTTCCAGATCTTCTGGATGAGCTGGAAGAAACAACTAGAGTAGGAATTTCGGAAAGTATTGCAGGATGGTATGGAACAGGGCAAAGTATTGATGATTTGATCAACACGATTGCGGACAAGGTGTTGGATTACGATCGTGCTATAGAAATTGCGAAGACAGAAGTGACACGTGGATATGGTGCGGGCAATCTCTGGTATTGGAGTGAGTTGGGAATTGTGGAGGGCAAGAAGTGGTACACGAATCAAGACGAAATGGTTTGTCCCATATGCAGAGATCTTCATGGAGAAGCTAGAAAATTGGATGAAGAATTTTCTATCGGAGTGCAAGCTCCACCAGCACATGCACGGTGTAGATGCCAGATGTTGCCGATTGTTTCGATGGGAGAGTGAACATGGAATATAAGAACACTGAATCTGTTGTAACGAATTTGGATGGAAGGGTGGTTTCGGGAATTGCTTGTGTTTTCGGCGTTGTGGATGACGGATATGATGTCGTCATACCTGGAGCGTTTGCGAAAAGCTTGCAAGAAGATTCTTCACGTGTGAAGTTTCTTTGGCAACACGATTCACGACAACCACCAATAGCGGTAATTCGTAACATACAGGAAATAGGCGTAGATATACTTCCACCGTCATTGGTACAGAAGGGTGCAAGTGGAGGACTTCTTGTGGTTCGGGAATATCTGGACACGGCAAGAGGAAATGAGATCTTGGAGGGGATTCGTACGGGTGCTATCACGGAAATGTCTTTCGCATTTGATCCAGTTCGCTTTTCATTCGTCACTCTGAACGGGAAAACTGTGCGGAAACTGGAAGAAGTGCGACTGTGGGAAATTTCGGATGTGCTGTGGGGGATGAATCGTCTGACCCAAGCCGTGGTGTCGTCCAAAGCAGCTATACCGTACATGGACAGAGGTGTGGAATCCGAAAGTGCTGAGTGGGTGGCGCCAAACATGAGTGATTTCACGGATGAGACAAACTTTGAATCTCTGGATGAGTCAGAGCGGATAAGAATAGGTGCGCATTTCACATTTTCGGAAACATATCCGCCAGAGAAATACAGTGACCTAAAGTTGCCGCATCATGTAGCGGAGAAGAAAGGCGTTGGGAAAGCGGTATGGTCGGGTGTTCGTGCCGCAATGGGAGCACTCATGGGGGCACGTGGCGGAGTGGACATTCCTGACGAAGATCGCGCAGCGGTGTATAAGCATTTGGCGAAACACTATGAGCAATTCGGGAAAGTGCCGCCAGATTTCAAGCAAGTGCAAAAAAGCTATTACATGTCGGCTGTTGGAGAAGAGAAAGTTGGACGCGTTCTTTCGTCACAAAATGCCGACAAAATTAGACAAGCAATATCCATTCTAGAGGAAATTCTTGGGATGGTGTACGATAGTACAGAAGACCAAAAATCGAAGAAGGTTTCTGTACTGAAATTGAAAAATCGGATTGAACAACTACAAAAATATTATTTGGAGGTGGAGAAATGCAAATTGAAAATCTAATTAGCAAATACAAAGAACTGGTCGACACCGCAAGCCAGAAAATGGCTGCGATAGCAAATGTCGAAGAAGTACCAGAGTCTGTTTCTGCAGAGATTTCGCAAATTCTTGGAGAAGCAGATGTACTGAAGGAGCAGATTTCCATGTTGGAGAAATTGGATAGCCATAAATCATTTTTGGTTGAGCCAATGACTCCAAGTTCCGCAAAGTGGAGAATTTCCGCTCCAGGTGAAGGTGATGTAGAATTTTCTACACAAGATTGGGTAGACGTGGACGTAAAGTCTTTTTCTCTTGATCCAGTGTATCGTGTTCCGCGTGAAGAGAAGCGTACGGTCAGATTCTATGTGCCGGCAAAGGTACAGAAGAAAGAATATGCTTCCGCATTCGAAGCATATGTTCGATTTGGGAAACAAGGATTAGGCGCAACTGATGCTAAGACCTTGAGTGAAGGCATGGACAACGCTGGAGGTTTTCTTGTACCGCCAGATTTCCAAGCGCAACTCATCAAGAAGATCGCAGCAAAGTCTACCATCCGCCAAAATGCTAGAGTGGTGGTTACAAGTCGTGACCTGGCACAGTGGCCAAAAGTAAATTCTTCAGGGGACAAATACACTTCTCCGATGAGGATTTCGTGGACAGGTGAAACACCATCCGCAACATCCCATCGCGTAAACACCAGTGAAATGTTCGGCATGTACAGTATACCTGTAGCAACTGCTATGGCGTCTGTCCCTATCAGCAACAATTTCTTGGAAGATTCTGCTTTCGATGTTTTCGGTCTTGTGTCGGATATTCTGGCAGAATCATTTGCCCTTGGGGAAAATGAGGCTTTCATTTCTGGAAATGGTTCTTCACAACCAATGGGAATTCTGACCGCAATAGGTAGCGCAAATTCTCCGTCTATTGTGAACAGCGGTTCAGCTTCTACGCTTACTCCTGACGGCTTGATTTCGTTAGCGTATGCTCTTCCAGAGCAATACGAATCCAATGCCAAATGGTACTTCAGCAAGACGACAGAAGCGATCATTCGCAAAATGAAAGCTTCAGATACATCTCTGTACTATTGGCCAGTAGCTACGCAGGTTGGTGGATTTGGAGCGACTGTCCCAAGTCTTCTAGGTTTCCCGATTGTTCGTGAATCGATGATGCCAGAAGTAGAAGCGAATTCTTATCCAATTATCTTTGGAGATCTGAATGGATATATTGTCTTGGATCGTGTTGGTCTGTCGATTCAACGACTTTCCGAACTATATGCCGAACAGAACATGACGCTTATTCTTGGGCGCAGAAGGGTTGGCGGAATGTTAGTTGAGCCTTGGCGTGTAAAAGTCCAAAAAGTTGCACAGTAGTGGAGGTAGTGATGGTAGGTATTCTTTCTGGAAAACAACTTTTAGAAATGGCTGCAAGGAACACTTCTGGAACAGGTACTGCTGTTTCTATCGCTGAACTTGTGAATTCTGTAGAAGAACTCCAGTGCATACTGAATGTGAGTAGTACTAGCGGATCTGGTCAAAGTCTTCTGCTAAAAGTGCAGGAAAGTCCTGACGGCACAAGTGGCTGGAGTGATGCAAAAGAATTTTCGGCTTCTAGTTCTGCAGGATGGCAGATGAGCCCATTTTCTTGCAGCCAACCGTATTTGCGGGCTTCGTACAATATTTCGGGTTCATCAGCAAGCTTTACTTTCGGTGTCGATGTAGTAGGTATGTCTAAGTGGAAGTAGCATGGCTGTTGCATATGCATCAGTAGAGGATATTCTAGCTTCATTGCCAGACAGTGAGTATCCTTCTGGAACATATGGCGCACTTATTGGTCGCTTAATAAATGCTTCTTCGGAGTTGGTGGATAGCTATACCAGACGACCAATTGGGGCATACAAAGTTCAGACAGATACAGCTAAGCTTCTGTCTGGCAATGGCAAACGTGAACTTTCTATTCCAGAATTGGCATTTTGGCCACCACAGAAGGTGGAAGTTACTCCAGATGGTGAGACTTGGATAGAAATACCTACAAATAGAATGATACCACGACCATTCGGAGAAACACCAGTGTGGCAAATAATGAATCCTGATGTGTGGCAGGTTGGTGACAGAAATATCCGCATAACTGGAAAATGGGGATATAGCTTATCCCCACCAGAAATAGTTAAGCAAGCAGTCATAATTCAAACAATACGGTGGCTAAAGCGGGCTCAACAAGCGTATCAAGATGTTGGGGCAATAAGTGATTT